GCTAAAGAACGTTATGATTATTTAGTTAGTGATCGCAGCCAGTTTCTAAACGAAGCAGAGGAAGCAACCAAACTTACCCTACCATATCTTATTAGAGGACACGAAGATCAGTCCAAAGGTATGAAGCAGTTGAAGACACCATGGCAGTCAGTGGGAGCTAAAGGAGTGGTAGCACTAGCATCTAAGCTATCTCTATCACTCGTACCCCCACAGACTAGCTTTTTTAAATTGCAAGTGGATGAGTCACAGCTAGGAGACGTACCTCCTGAGCTAAAATCAGAACTAGACTTATCCTTTTCAAAGGTAGAACGAACCATCCTTGATTCTATTGCAGCATCAGATGATCGTGTAGTAATACACCAAGCATTACAACATCTAGTTGTAGGTGGTAATGCTCTTATCTTTATGGGTAAAACAGGATTGAAACTTTTTCCTCTTAATCGCTACGTATTAGAGCGAGACGGCAATGGAAACGTAATTGAAATAGTCACCAGAGAACGTATAAACAAAAAACTAATAGAGAAATATCTACCTTCCAAGGAGATGCCATTAGTTACATCAGACAAACCAGAAGAACAAGAGTGTGATATATACACACATGTTACACGTGATAACAATAGATTCATCTGGCATCAAGAAGTAGAAGGCCAGATAATTAAAGAGTCAGAGAGTAAAGCTCCTGTCGATAGTACACCATGGATACCGCTACGTTTTAACACAGTAGATGGTGAAGCCTACGGGCGTGGTAGAGTAGGTCAGTTTATTGGAGATCTCAAGTCTCTCGAGGCATTGTCTCAGGCACTTGTAGAAGGCTCGGCAGCAGCTGCTAAAGTTGTTTTCGTAGTATCACCTTCAAGCACAACTAAACCTCAAACACTAGCGACAGCAGGCAACGGAGCAATCGTCCAAGGACGGCCTGACGATATCGGTGTAGTACAGGTAGGAAAGACAGCTGATTTCCAGACTGCCTATCAACTCATGGCTACCCTAGAGAAGAGACTGAACGAAGCATTCCTAATCTTGTCAGTAAGAGACAGTGAAAGGACTACAGCTCAGGAAGTACAAATGACACAGCTCGAGCTGGAGCAACAGCTTGGTGGTCTCTTCGGGTTACTTACAGTTGAGTTCCTAGTACCATATTTAAACAGAAAGCTGAGTGTATTCCAGAAGACAGGTGAGATACCACGTATACCTAAGGGTATGGTTAAGCCTATTATTGTAGCTGGTATTAATGCACTAGGTAGAGGACAAGATGTACAAGCTCTTGGTCAATTCTTACAAACTATTGCACAGACAATGGGACCAGAAGCTATTGCACAGTACATTAATCCTGATGAATTAATCAAACGACTTGCAGCTGCACAAGGTATAGATGTACTAAACCTCGTGAAGAGTATGCAAGAAATCCAAGGGGAACAACAGCAAGCCATGGAACAAGAAGCTGAAATGGAAGCTGTTAAGAACTCACCTCAAATGGTCCAAGCAACTGCTAAGATGGCAGAAACAATGGGACAACAATTACCACCTGACCAACAAGTATAATGGCAGAAACATTAACATACGAAAACACTCAAGAAACTACCACGATAGACAACCTCAACGCAGAGGAACAGGAGTCTCTCAAGGTAGGTGAAGCTATGGAGGAGGCACAAGATAGCCTCCTTGCTGGCAAATATAAAGACGCTCAAGAATTGGAGAAAGCTTATGTCGAACTCCAAAAAAAACTTGGAGAAGGCTCTGAACCTAGCGGAGATACTGAGCAACCTACGGACCAGACCCAAGAAGAAACACAAGATACAGAAGATAAGGACGAAACTAAAGAAGATACTACAGACTTTTCCTTCTTAGATACCTTACAGAATGAAGCTACTAGCGGAGAAGAATACACTAAAGAAACTTTAGATAAGCTATCTACTATGTCTACAGCAGAGATAGCACAGATGCACCTTGAATGGGTACGAGATGCTCAGACTAAATACATACCTAAGCCTCCAGATTTTTCGGACCAAGATGTTCAAGAATTAAAAGGAGTAGTAGGAGGAGATGCTAACTATAAAAATATGATAGACTGGGCTCAAACTAATTTATCTGATAAAGAGATACAGATGTTTGATGCTGTTATGGAAAGAGGAGATTCAGCATCAGCATTCTTTGCAGTTAAATCTTTAGCTTACAGATATAATGATACAATAGGAAAGGATGGAAACATGATAGCAGGCACAGCACCTAAATCAGACGGATCAGTATTCCGTAGTCAGGCTGAAGTAGTTAAAGCTATGAGAGATTCAAGATATGAAAGAGACCCTGCATATAGACAGGACATACAAAATAAACTTGCACGTTCAAACATTAATTTCTAATGGCTATACTCGACAAAAAATTTATTCGAGATCTAAAGATAACGAAAGCTTACGAAAAAGGTAAGCAAGATGCTAACTTAGTTAATCAGTTATTGATCGGAGAGAAACCCGGACAAAGCCCGGGTGATGATAGGACTAAAGATCCTTATGATAAGAACTGGCCGGGCAGAGGTACAGCTCCTAGACCAGAGGACAGACCTAACATACCTACTAAGTTAGCTAATTTAAAATCTTTTCCAGAAGGTGGTTTTACTACAACTAGTGGAGCTTTAATTGATGGAAGAAATGGTAAAGCTTATTATTATATTGACGGAATATTAGTTCCTGATGGTGACTTTGATCCAGATAAACATGGTATGATTATTCCTCTTGCACAGAAGCAGCTACAGAT